TCCGGTGTGCCACCACCGAGGGCGGTCTTTTTTTTGCTTCTGTTCTGATCTGTTCCGTATGTATCTATTGGTTATCAATGGGTTTTCCCTTTATAGAACAGATGGAACAGATGATATATTACTTAAACTTAAAAAGAAAAAAAAGTATATATAAGAAATATTATAAGAGAACTGTCCAAAGATGTGTTCCATCTGTTCTATTATCAAAAGCAAGAACTGATCAAAGCCTTATATATTTTATCGTCAATTTCGATCAAGCTACGGCTTCCATCTTTGAATTGAACAGCAACTTGGTATATTCCTTTGTTTTTCGCAGACAGCCCACCAGCAAGCAACCCAACCGGGCCAAGCAAAGCCCCACCAACTAACCCTCTGGCTACGCCCGATGCGGCGCTTTTGCGGTGTTCGTCTGTGATCAGTTCATAGCCTTCAATGGTGGTTTTATTGATTGGGATTCCTTTTGTCAGACTGGTTGCAATCTGCACCATACCAAATGTGGAAAGCACTTGTTTTCCTGCATAGTCACCAGCAATGACCCTGTTTTTCGCAGATGCCATAAACAATCATTCCTTTCTAAATTTTACATAGATTACATTGCCTATGCGTTTTTCGATTCTTCTTTTATAGAATACTTATCCCCTTTCAATATTCTTTTCATTTCCCCACGAATTTCAGCCCGATCTTCAATGTCTAACTGAACATAAAGGTTGAAGGCTTCTAATGTGCTGGAACCATATTGTTTTTCAATCATTTCCATAGTTACAGCGGCTTCTGAAACTTCTTTTTGAAGTTTTTTAAGGTCAACAGTCTGATCAAGTTCTTCCCACCCCATGATATATGCCGGAGTAGTTTCCAAAGCGTCTGCTATGGCCTTGATTTTGGATTGTGTTAGGTTACGCTGATCTAATTCTATTTTATTTATTGATGAGCGTGATTTATAGCCAAGCCTTTTGGCAAGTTCATCTTGCGATAAATTGAGTTCTTCCCGGCGATTACGGATTCTACTGCCGATTGTCAGCAAGAAAATCAACTCCTTTCTTGTTACTACCAATTATATAGAGTTGTAGGCTTAATGTCAACAAAATTTTATTTTTTTCAAAAATGATGTTGACAAATAGGGGACAAGGTGATAGTATATGAGTGTAGGCAAGATGTCTACAACGATATGCAGAGGAAAGAAGGTGAACGGCTAATGACGAATACAGAGCTGTTGCGTGAGAAGATCGAGCAGTCCGGGTACAAACTTCAATTCATTGCCAAGAAGGTCGGAATCACTTATCAGGGCCTTTTGAACAAGATCAATAATAAGAGTGAGTTCCGGGCGAATGAGATTCAAGCCCTGTATGATCTTCTTGGCTTATCTGAAGCAGAACGGGTGGCAATTTTTTTTGCCGAGCGTGTAGACTAAATGCCTACAAAATGAAAAGGAGCATGAGCCATGAATGAAGTAAGCCTGAAGCCGGTCATTGAAGAACTTGAAAATTTGTTTTCAAAGTTCAACACCCGCTTCTTTGATGGTGGGTTGGAAAAGCCCGTGATCACTGTTTCCCCGGATCATACCCGTGGGGCCTATGGGTGGTGTACCGGCTGGAAGGCTTGGAAGGCCGGGGAGGATGAAGGCCACTATGAAATCAATCTGTGCGCTGAATATCTGAACCGCCCCTTTGAAGAAACCTGTGGAACCCTGATTCATGAAATGGTTCATCTTCAGAACCTTCAGGACGGTGTTCAGGACACTTCCCGTTCTGGAACCTATCACAACAAGAAGTTCAAGGAAACCGCTGAAGCCCACGGCCTGACGGTAGAAAAGGGCGAAAAGTACGGATGGCATAAAACCACACTTTCCCCGGAAGCCCTTGAATTTGTTCAGAGCCTTGGAAAACAGGGTTTCACCCTTGTAAGGCCCCGGCCCCTTGGATTGAAGGGTTCCAGTAAGGGCGGTTCGAGTTCCCGGAAGTATGTTTGCCCCTGTTGCGGGGCCATTATCAGAGCCACAAAAGAAGTTCGTGTGATCTGTGCGGACTGTGACTGTGAGTTTCAGGAGGAATGCTAAATGATTTTCAATTTGTTTGTGGGGTTGAAATCCCGGATCGGGATCAATACCCATGCCGATGCCATGAAGCGGAAGATCATGCTGGAACAGCAGTTCCCCGGTTCCCGCTATACGGTTGGCAAGGATGATCAGGGGCATTACCTGAAGCGTTTGAAGTAAGGAGGTTTGAAGTTCAATGAATGTGAAGCTGACCAAGCGGAAGGCTTGGGAACTGATCAGCCGGATTCACCCCCGGTTGAACATCAAGCAGGAAACCACCCCGCCTGATGTGGCGATTTTCAAGGCTTCCACCGGCCCTGAAGGGCTGGAAATCCGGTGTGAAAATGATTGGTTCAATCACAATGGCCGGATCAAGCTGACCATTTCCAATGTGGACGGGGGAACCCCCATTATCCGCTATTACCACCCTGACACCCTGAACCGGGATCATGTGGCGGAACAGGCTGAAAAGGAAGATGAAGCCAAACAAGCCCGTAAAGAATGGGTTTGGGCTATGGGTAAGGAAATGGCCCACAAGCTGGTTGACCAGTATTGGGGCGACTAATCGCAAATAGGAGGTTATCACCATGAAGAATGAGCAGACCAAGCCTGTGAAGGTGGTACGGAACACCAAGACCCACCACCAGACCGGTTATCACAAGCCGGTCAAGAACCCCACCACCAACTACCCCAAAGATTCCCATAAGGAATTCTGCAAGCGGTGTTTGGCCCACAATGGGGTGTGTCCCCGCACCAACGGCAAGCCTTCCAAGGCGTGCGACCTGTGAGAAAGGAGTTGTCACCATGAATGCCACTTTTGCAGAGCGTTTGAAATACGCTATGGAACAGGCCAATATGAGCCAATCCGCCCTTTCTGAAAAGGCCGGGGCTTCCAAGGCCGCAATCAGTCAGTATCTTTCCGGGAAGAACACCCCCGGCCCGGAGCGGGTGAAGGCTTTGGCCGATGCCACCGGCACAACCTTTGAATTCCTGATGGGGTATGGCGGCGCACCGGTTAAGGATGCCCCGCCCCCGGTGAAGAAGATCAGCGTGAAGGAAGCGGCCCGGTGTATGGGCAAATCTGATCAGTTTGTGCGGATCGGCCTTCAGCGTGGCCTTCTCCCCTTTGGCAATGCGGTTCCCGGAACCGGGAACAACTGGAACTATTACATTAACCCCACCAAGTTCAGGGAGTATGTGGGCGCTGAAGCGTTCAACAGCTTCTTTGGACTGACTGCCTAAATGAAAGGATGGTAACGATGATGCAGATTGGATGCACGGTTCTGATTCTTCCCAATGCTGAATATAGCGGGAAGTTTACTGGTATGACCGGTAAGGTTGGCAAGTATTACGGGAGCGCCAAGAATGGCCCCAAGGTTGGCGTGGAGTTCCCCGGCATGAAGAACGATTGTGAAAGTGGTTTGTTCTGGTTCAGTGTGGAAAAGGTGGAAGTTCTTCAGACCCAGCCTTTTGTGGAATACCTGATGAACGATGCCGCTTTTACCGCTACTTTGGCGGAAGGTACTTCCCGGATGCACCGGAAGCGTGAGCGGCTTCCTTTTCCTGATGTGAAGAAGGTTATCTTCAGCGGCCCCAAAACCATTGTTCTGTGGGCGGATGGCACCAAGACCATTGTTTCCTGTGGGGATGGTGACACCTACGATTATTATAGCGGCTTCTGTGCGGCGGTTGTGAAGAAGCTGTTCGGTTCCACCACCCATGCCAAAAAGGTTTTGGGCAAGGTGGTTCAGGTTCAATGATTACGCTATTCCAGCACCAGCAACAGGCCCTTGACCAGACAGAAGGGCATAACCGATGTGCCTATTATCTTGATATGGGCCTTGGGAAAACCTTTGTTGGTTCAGAAAAAGCCCTGAAGCTGAATAGCCGTGTGAACCTGTTGATTTGTCAATGTTCCAAGGTTTCTGATTGGATAGATCACATGGTTGAAAACTATGCTATGAACCATTGTTGGATGATCTATGATCTGACCAACCCAAAAGAATTTAAGTGGTTTATGGCGGCGGTTTCCGAAACCGATAATCCCACCAGAATTTGTGGCGTGATCAACTATGAACTGACCTTCAGGAGAAAGGTTTTGAAAACCCTTTCCGGGTTTACGCTGATGCTTGATGAAAGTTCACTGATCCAGAACGAAACCGCCAAGCGTTCAAAGTTCATTCTTTCCTTGAACCCTGAAAATGTGATTCTTCTTTCCGGCACCCCAACTGGTGGCAAATATGAAAAGCTGTGGAGCCAATGCCAACTTTTGGGGTGGGGCATATCCAAGGAACTGTTCTGGAAGCAGTACATTCAAACGGAATGGGTTGAGGATGATGGATTTTGGCGGCAGAAGATCACCGGCTATAAAAATGTTGATCGGCTGAAGAAAAAGCTGGCGGAACATGGCGCTGTGTTCATGACCACAGATGATGCCGGGATTTCCCTTCCCAAAAGAACCATGATTCCGGTAAGGACGCCCCCGGCAAAGGAATATTGGAAGTTCTGGAATGATCGGGTGATCAGCATAAACACCGCCACCCTTCAGGAATTTGAACTTGATTCAGATTTTTGGGGTTCCAATGCCGATTATGAGCGAGAATTGATTGGTGATACCAGTTTGACCCGCCGCTTGTATGCCCGTCAGCTTTGCGGCCTGTATAACCCGAACCGGTATAAAGCATTTCGGGAACTGGTGGAAAGCACGGAAGATCGCTTGCTTGTGTTCTATAACTTCACAGAAGAAATGGAGCGCATGAAGGGAATTGTGAAGGCCATGAACCGCCCCATATCCATCCAATCTGGTGAAGTCAAGGATTTGGGGGCCTATAACTTCCATTCCAATTCTGTGACCTTCATTCAGTATCAGGCCGGGGCAAGAGGGGGCAACTTCCAAAAGGCCAACAAAATCATTTATTTTAGCCTTCCTGAAAGTTGGGAGTTGTGGGAGCAAAGCCAAAAGCGAATTCACCGAATGGGGCAGGAACGCCCGTGCTTCTATTACTGGATGATTTGCCCCGGCACCGTGGAAGAAAGCATTTTTTCCACTTTGCAAATGAGAAAGGATTACAACGATGAACTGTTCAGAAAGTACGAGGATAGCCACCCAAAAGGCTAAAAGGAACAGATGGTTCAGACGGATGTTCACCGTTGCCCTTCTGTTTGGGCTGGTGGTTGGGTTCATCCTTGGGCGGCTTACGGCACTTGCCTTTGATGGGGTGACGGTGAAGCCGAACCAAGAGCCTTCCCAATCCACTGAAGTTCAGCCCACCCAATCTGTGATCCCCATGCCGGAAGTTACTATGGAGCCGGAACCGGAATATTTAGGAGAATTCAGGATCACCGCATATTGTTCCTGTGAAATCTGTTGCGGCAAGTGGGCTGAAAACCGGCCTGATGGAATTGTTTATGGCGCTTCCGGTGAAGAACTGGTTGCCGGCGTTTCCTGTGCTTCCCCGCTACCCTTTGGAACCGTTGTGGAAATTGAAGGGGTTGGAACCTACATAGTTCAGGACAGAACTTCTTCATGGGTGGTTGATAAGTATGGGGAAAACCTAATTGACATTTACTTTGATGATCATGAAGCGGCCCGTGAATTTGGGCTTCAGTATCATGATGTTTATTTGAAAGAAGGTGCAAACGATGATCAAATGTGAAAACCCCTGTCCCTTGGGGAAGTTTGATGGGTGTTGCCATAAATGCCCCAGCTTCCACACTTGCCCCGATGCCTGTTCGGAACATCCTAATGAATGTGGAACGGCAACCTTTGATGAAGAAACCAGCCTTCAGGAATTCCAGCAATCCCAGCTTGCCACCCTGAACGCCATTGCTTCCCTGACAGCCCACAAAAAGGCCATTGAGGAGCAGGAAAAGACCATGAAAGCGGCCTTGTATGATGCTATGGTGAAGTTCGGGATCAAGAAGTTTGAAAGTGATGTTCTGAACCTGACTTTGGTTGAACCCACCACCAGCACCAGCATTGATGCCGCCAAGCTGAAGAAGAAATATCCGGCTATTGCGGCGGAATGCTCCAAATCCAGCGCCAAGGCCGGTTATGTGAAGATCACCCTGAAGGGTGGTGAAGATGATGCCAAGGGATGAATTTTGGGATGCCCTGAAGGAACACGCCCACCGGAACCACCAAGAACGGGTTTCCAAGAACCCTGATCGGATCGCTTATGCTATCCAGCAATTTGAAGCCCACGGGATTGAATATCAGTTGAAGAATCAGCAGACCGGCCATTTCCATTGCTGGCGGAAGTCTGATGATCAACTGTTTCAGTTCTATGCCGGAACCGGCAAAATTCAGGGAATTCAAACCCGTGGCATTCACAACCTGATCAAGATATTGGAGAGGTGATCTGATGAAAAACGAAATTATAAACCACTTAACATGGGTTATAAATCAGTTTTGCACAAAACCCATTTGGAGTGGAACTTGGGAAAAGGATGAAGTTTGGGGACAATTTTACAAATCCTTGAAAAACTATTTGGATATTACAAAACTTACCCTTGATGAAGCTAAATGTTATAGGTTTTGCAGATGGGACGAGAATAGCAACCTTTGGTTGTTTCCCCTGTGGGTAGTTCCGTTGATTCCTAAAGGGTTGATGGTAACTTCTATCGGCGGAGATACTTTTCCCTTTGATTCTGCCACCGACCTTGATACCCGATTTGGTTGCGTTGCCTTTGGCTTACGCTTTAATGATGAAAAGCCGGTGATTTCCTATGGGAAGTGAAAAGAACTTTGAAACCCGCCTGAAAAAATGGCTGGAAAGTGAAGGGATTTACCCCTTGGGAGAACCGGTTGACCGGATGGGAACCCCGCCCTGTGGGTATTGGGAAAAGCGTTGGGGCGGCGGAAGGTATGTGAAAAGCGGCCTTCCTGATATGAAGATTGTGGTGAAGGGGATCACCCTTGAAGTTGAACTGAAGGATACCAACGGCACCCCTTCAGAACTTCAGAAGCGCAATCTGGCCCAAATCAATAATTCCAGTGGCTTTGGCTTCATCCTGTACCCGGAAGGCTTTGAAACCTTCAAAAAAATTGTGAAAGGGGTGAAACAATGCGAGTTTCCCACAGCCGGGTTGATCTCTTTAATAAATGCCCATACCGATACCGCTTGCGATATGTGGAAGGGCTGAACACTATCCCGGACACTGAACCGGATAATGCCTTGATTCTTGGCACCGCACTTCATACCGGTATTGAAGAAGGGGTTGAACAGGCTTTTGCCTTCTACCAATCCAGCTTCCCCATTCTGACGGATGATCACATTCATGAAATGATGAAGCTGGAAGCCATGATCCCAAAGGCAAAGGCCCTGTTGCCACCGGGCGGCACTTTTGAACTTCCTATTGGGGATTCTGATTTCACCGGGTTCATGGATTACTTGCTTCCGGTTGGATGGATGTCCCCGGAACATCCTGATAACCGGTGGGGTGGAAATGTTCAAGTATTTGATCTGTATGACTTCAAGTATTCCAATAACGGAAAAAGCTATTCCGTTTCCGGTCAGCTTCACGAATACAAGTATTGGTATGAACTGACCCACCCCGGCCACCGGATCAGGAATATGTATTTCCTGATTGTCCCCAAGGTGAAGATCAGGCAGAAGAAAACGGAAACCCTGATGCAATTTCGGGATAGATTGCAGGACGCTTTGAAAGAAGCTGAACCGTATTTGATGCCTGTTCAGTATGACCCCATGAAAATCATTGGCTTTTTAACCGATGTGAAGCACATGGTTGAAGCCGCCGATTTCCCCAAGAACCCTAACCACTTTTGCGGTTGGTGTGAATATCAAGAATACTGTGAGAAAGGATGGAACTATATGTTACTCCCCAAAAATGAACGGCGTAACCTGAACGCCACCAAAAAGAAGGTTGTATGGCTTTACGGCGCACCCTTCAGCGGCAAGACCTTCTTTGCCAATCAATTCCCTGATCCCCTGATGCTGAACACGGATGGCAACATCAAGTTTGTGGATGCCCCCTATATCGCCATTCGGGACACCGTGACGGTGGAAGGGCGGTTGACCAAGCGGTACTTGGCTTGGGAAGTCTTTGCTGATGCCGTGGCCGAGTTGGAGAAGAAACAGAACGACTTCAAAACCATTGTGGTTGACCTTCTGGAAGATACCTATGAGGCTTGCCGGGTGTATATCTGTGATCGGCAGGGCTGGAAGCATGAAAGTGATGATTCCTTCCGGGCGTGGGATATGGTTACTTCTGAATTCCTGAACACCATCAAGCGGCTGGTCAGTCTGGACTATGAAAACATCATCCTGATCAGCCATGAGGACAGAAGCCGGGATTTGACCCGCAAGAGCGGTGACAAGATCAGTTCTATTCGCCCAAACCTTCGGGAAAAGGTTGCCAATAAGGTTGCCGGTATGGTTGACCTTGTGGCCCGTATCGTGGCGGATGATAATGACCGGGTGCTTTCCTTCAAGACTTCTGAAGTGATCTTTGGCGGTGGGCGGCTGACCGTTCACAACAAGGAAATCCCGCTGGATTATGAAGCCTTCTGTGAAGTCTATGAGGAAGCCAACCAGAGGGCCGCAGGAGCCATGAAACACGGCGGCAATACCCCGGCAACCCCGGCACCTGAAACGGTTGACAGCGGCGAACAGCGGCCCAGCAGAAGGGGAAGAAAGCCCAAAGCAGAAGAAGCCCCGGCCCCTGATCCTGAAGCGGTTGATGATCCCAATGGTACATTTACACCGGGCGGCGGTGAAGTGGATGATTCCGCCCCTGTGGAGCAGACGGAACCCGACACCACCACCCTTCCCAAATGCCCGGATGGTGACCGGATTTTCCAGCAGAACCGGGACAACCCGGAAATCCCCCTTTGCCCCAGCATTGATGCCGCCCATTGTTGCCACAAGAAAGGCGGCCCCGATGCTTGCCCCCTGTGGGATCGCCCCAAGGCAGAGGAACCCGCACCCATGATGGGCGTGAACCCGCCCCGGCGCACCCGGAAGAAGCGTGATTCCTGATGAAGATTGATCCTTGCCCTTGTGTGATCAGTCTGAATGATGGTTCAGTTCACACACTGTTTGAATTCCGCCATTTCCTTGAACTGGTGGAAGATCGCATGGGCTATGATGCCGCAAAATGGTTAAGAACCCATGTGGAGCAAGCGGAAAAGGCCGCTGATTATACCAGCCGGAAGGTAAATACTGATTTGGTTGCCTTTGAATCCAGCTTGGACAGCAACCGCAGAGCCTTTCAGGATATTCAGACAGAAGCCGCCGCTATTATGGAAGTTCTTCAAGGGAACCGGGTGAACCGTCAAAAGATCGCCCATTCCGTGAAAGAAATCGGAAAGATTATTTCCAATCAGATTTAGGAGGTAAAGACCATGTGTGATTCCATGAAGCAGTTCAAAGAGGAAATGGAAAAGCGGGGATTTTTCCGCAAGATCACTGTTGCCGCAAACCTGATCCCCCCCCCGCCCGGTGCTGACCCGGATTTTCTGATTGCCCTTCATAAAATGGCCGCAAAGGAAGCGGTGATCATGTATGCCCAAAAGCATGATGATTTCTGTGAACTGATGGCGGAAGCGGCCACTGATCACCTGTTTGAAACCATCCTAACCGATGAACTGTTCAAGCCGGTGGAAGGGTTCACCCCTACTGACGAGGAACAGGCCACCTTCAAGAAGGCGGAAGCAACCGCCAAGGCAATGACCGGCCTGTTGGACATTCTGAAGCATATCTAAAATACATTTAGGAGGAAGTTTATTATGGCTATCGACTTTGATAAGATTGATCGTACTGTTGATCTGAAGGGCCTTCAGGCCGATGTGGAGGAAGCCAAGAAGAACGGCGGCGGGGATTTCCCCACCATTCCCGCTGGTAAGTATGAAGCCCGTGTGGAGAGCATGGAAATCAAGGGAACCAAGGCAGACCCCAACCGCCCCATGCTGGCTGTGTCCTTTAAGATTCTGTCCGGCGAGTATAAGAACCAGCGCCTTTTTATGAATCGGGTTCTGTACGGAACCAAGAATGACAAGAACATGATTGCTTCCGCTATGGGATTCCTTGATAAGCTGGATTCCGGGATTCCGGTCAGCTTCACCAGCTACAAGCAGTTTGCCCAGCTTGTCCTTGACATTGCGGAAGCCATTGATGGCAAGCTGGAATATGCGGTGGATTATGACGATTCCCGTTTCAATTCCATCAGCATTGATGAAGTTTTTGAAGTTGAGGATTGAAAACCGGCGCAATATTTTTTACAATAATTGTAGGCAAATAGTCTACATATACAATGGTTTGAACCTTAACTTTCAAGGCCGGGGCGCTTGCCCCGGTTGGCCCCAAGGTGAAGCCTTCCCGTGGCGGGGCTGTTTCCACTGATTCACCGAAAGTACATTTAGAAAGTGGGTGAAAAGATGATCTTTTATGATTTCGAGGTGTTCGCTTATGATTGGCTGGTGGTGCTGATAGACCTGAACGCCAAGGAAGAAACCGTGATCATCAATGACCCTGAAAAATTGAGCCGCTTCTATGAGAAGCAAAAAGGCACCATTTGGGCCGGATATAACAGCCGGAACTATGATCAGTACATTTTGAAGGGTATCTTGTGCGGGTTCAATCCCAAACAGGTGAATGATTGGATCATCCTTCAGGATAAGCCCGGTTATAGGTTTTCCAGCCTGTTTAGAAATTACCCCTTGATCAACTATGATGTGATGCCGAACCCACCCATTAGCCTGAAGGCGCTGGAAGCCTTCATGGGGCATTCCATCAAAGAAACCACGGTTCCCTTCGACATTGACCGCCCATTGACGGAAGAAGAATTGGCTGAAACGGTCAAATATTGCCGCCATGATGTGGAAGAAACTGTGGAAGTATGGTTACGGCGTAAAGAAGATGAATTTGATGCCCAAATGTCACTGGTGAAAGCCTTCAACCTTCCCATTTCTGATATTGGACGGACAAAGGCCCAGCTTTCCGCCAAAATCCTTGGAGCGGTTCAACGGGATCATAATGATGAATTTGAAATCCAGTTCCCGGAAACCTTGCGGATTGAACGCTATACAGAGGTTTTGAACTGGTATAAAAACCCCTTGAACCGGGACTATTCCAAATCCCTTGAAATTGAAGTGGCCGGGGTTCCCCATGTGTTTGCTTGGGGTGGGCTTCATGGAGCAACCCCCAAATACTTTGGGGAAGGCTGGTATGTCAATGTTGATGTGGCTTCCTATTATCCTTCTTTGATGCTTCGGTATGGATGGATCAGCCGGAATGTTGCAGACCCGGCCAAGTATGATGAAATTTACCACACCCGCCTGAAGCTGAAGGCAGAAAAGAACCCCATGCAACAGCCTTACAAGATCGTTCTGAACAGCACCTATGGGGCTATGAAGGATCGCCACAATGCCATGTATGATCCCCGACAAGCAAATAATGTGTGTGTTGGTGGTCAGCTTCTTCTTCTGGATTTGATTGAACGGTTGGAAGATTACTGTGACATTATCCAGAGCAACACCGATGGTATTTTGATCAAATTGCGCCGCTATGAAGATTTTGATTTGGTTGATGATATTTGTTGGGAGTGGGAAGAAAGAACCGGTATGCGGCTGGAATTTGATGAATTCCAAAAGGTGTTTCAGAAGGATGTGAACAATTACCTGATTGTCCCCGCTGGCCCGTTACGGGACGAAAAGGGAAAGCCCCGGTGGAAATGTAAGGGGGCCTATGTGAAGAAACTTTCTGATCTGGACTATGATCTTCCCATTGTCAATCAGGCCATTATTTCTTTCTTCCTGTATGGAACCACCCCGGAAGAAACTATTGAAAACTGTAATTCCCTTCGGGATTTTCAAAAAGTGGTTAAGGTTTCCAGCAAATACAAATATGCACTTTATTCCCCGGTGATCACTATGGAGAAAATCAGGGATGAAAAGGGCCGTTCCAAAACCGTTAAACGGTTCCGGGGCGGTGAAGTTCAGACGGATAAAACCTTTAGGGTGTTTGCTTCCAAGGATCATTCCAAGGGCGGATTATTCAAAGTGTCCGGGAAGGTTGTAAAGGGGCGGCAGAAAAACCCGGAACAGTTTGCCAACACCCCGGAGCATTGTTTCTTCATCAATGATGATGTGACCAATCTCCCCATTCCTGATGAACTGGATAAACAATATTACATTGATACGGCTTGGAGCCGGTTGTCTGATTTTGGAGTTCAAAAGGATGGGGGGGGGATCTGAACCATGCAACTTTTTCGGGGATATGTACCGACAAAGGACAAACAATGCCTTGAACGGTTCAAAGGGCGGAAACGGTTGAACCGCCTTGAAGATGTTCAAGACCTTGACGAATACGCCGGAATTCTTGGGGAAGAAACCATTTTGATTGATGTGGACGATGGGGAAACCAGTGATCTTCTATTCCAAATCGTCAAAGACCTTTCCTTGAAATGCCGGGTGTATAAGACCACACGGGGAAAACACTTCTTGTTCCGTAACCCGGAAGGGCTGGTGGAAAAAAGCTGGACAAAACAGACCTTGGCCCTTGGGATTGTGTCAGATGCCAAGGTGGGCAGGAATAACAGCTATTCGGTTTTGAAGTTCCAAGGTGTTGAACGGCCCATTCTGTACGATTGGCCGGAAGATGAAATTCAAGACCTTCCCAAATGGTTGACCCCTGTAAAAACCAGCATGAAGTTCTTGGATATGAGAGCCGGGGACGGGCGAAATCAAGCCTTGTTCAACTATATTCTGACCCTTCAAAGCGAGGATTTCACCAAGGAAGAAGCCCGTGAAACTATCCGGCTGATCAATCGCTATGTGCTGGATGAACCCCTTTCAGATAGGGAACTTGAAACGATTCTTCGGGATGAAGCCTTCAAAAAGCCCATTTTCTTCAAAGATAAAACCTTCCTGTTTGATAAGTTTGCGGTGTACCTGAAGAACAACAACCATATTGTGAAGATCAATAACCAGCTTCACATTTACCGGGATGGTATCTATGTTCCCGGTGCTATGGAGATTGAAGCCCAAATGATCAAGCATATTCCGAACCTGAAGCGGGCGCACCGGTCAGAAGTCTTGGCCTATTTGGAAGTTATGTTTCAAACAGAGGGTGAAACCAAGGCCACCAACCCGAACATCATTGCTTTCAGCAATGGCCTATTCAATATCCGGGATGGTTCCTTTACTGACTTCACCCCGGAAATCGTGATCACCAATAAGATCCCGTGGCCCTACAACCCCGCCGCACATAATGAACTTCTGGATTACACTTTGAACCGGCTTGCCTGTAATGATCCTGAAGTTCGGGCTTTGCTGGAAGAAATGGTTGGTTATTGCCTTTACCGGCGCAATGAACTTGGCAAAGCCTTCATCCTGATTGGTGACAAGAGCAACGGCAAATCAACCTTCCTTCATGTGGTTAAGAATATGTTGGGGGATCGGAATATTGCTTCACTTGACCTGAAGGAACTTGGGGACAGATTCAAAACCGCTGAACTTTTTGGAAAGCTGGCGAACATTGGTGATGATATTGGGGATGAATTCATTGCCAATGCGTCAGTGTTCAAGAAGCTGGTTACAGGGGATCGGGTGAATGTGGAACGCAAAGGCCAAGACCCCTTTGAATTCAACAACTATGCCAAATTCCTGTTCAGCGCCAACAACATCCCCCGCATGAAGGATAAGACCGGAGCCGTTCAAAGGCGCTTGGTGATCGTCCCATTCGATGCCAAGTTTACCCCCAATGATCCTGATTTCCGCCCATTCATCAAGGATGAATTGTGCGAACAAAGTTCAATGGAATATCTGATTTTGTTGGGCCTGAAAGCCTTGCGCCGGGTTCTGATGAATGCCCAATTCACCACTTCCAGCAGAGTTCAGGGACAGCTTGACGAATATGAACAGAACAACAACCCCATCATTGGCTTTATCAATGAAATTGGCCTTGATGGAATTATCAATGAAGCAACGGCCACCGTTTATCGGAAGTATAAGGAATACTGTATTTCTAATAACTTCCAAGCCCTTTCCAACATTGAATTTTCACGGCAAATCACCAAACGCTGTGGGCTAACCACTGATGCAAGGTATATCCGTGGAAAGAAAACCAGAATTTTTGTTGAAGAAAAAGGTGGTGATTCATAATGGCCGGTTCTAAAAAAGTATTCACAACCCTTGGGAGTTCAAACCATGCGCTTGAAAATCGGGAAGCCTTTGATTATTACGCCACCGATCCAAAAGCCGTGGAAATGCTGTTGGAACTGGAACAATTTGCCCCGGTAATTTGGGAACCGGCTTGCGGTGAAGGCCACATTTCAAAGGTTCTTCAGGCCCACGGCTATGAGGTGATCAGCACCGATCTTGTTTATCGTGGGTTTGGTGATCCTGAACCGCTGGACTTCCTAAAAGAAACCTTGGATGGTTTTGAAGGGGATATTATTACAAATCCGCCGTATTCCGTTGGGCTTGAATTTGTTCAACGGGCGCTTGAAAGTATCAGGCCCGGTGGGAAAGTGGCAATGTTCCTGAAGGTACAGTTCTTGGAGGGACAAAAACGAGGAGCCTTTTTCAAATACAGCCCCCCCCCGAACCGTTTACATATCCTGTTCACGGCTTTCTTGTGCCAAGAATGGTGATTTTGAACGGTTCCCGGATTCGGCCATAGCGTATGCGTGGTATGTGTGGGAAAAAGGCTTCACCGGTGATCCGGTTATCAAATGGTTCAACTGAAAGGATGATTGAAATGGAAATCAAAGATAGTGGAGAGCGCACCCGGTTTGATACCGGGGCGATTCGAGATATGCACACCGGCAAAGGCCGCATGGATTTATTGCCGTGGGAAGCCCTTGTGGAAGTTTCCAAGCATTGTGAAGAAGGGGCGCTGAAGTACGGGGAACGCAACTGTGAAAAGGGCATTCCCATTCACAGCCTGATTGATTCGGCCTTCCGCCACCTTGCCAAGTACATGATGGGTATGAAGGATGAACCCCACCTTCGGGCGGCGGCTTGGAACATCCTGTTTGCCCTTTACATGGAAATCAAACACCCAGAACTTCAGGACATACCAACCAGAACCATTGGTGATCCGTGTGAAGGCTGTGCAAATATCAACCGCCCTTGGAACGATTCTGTGTGCGGCCATTGTTCCCGGCTGAATGATCAGAGATATGATGCTTACCAGAAGAAAGGATGAACACCATGAAAATTATCAATGCTGATGTAGAATTCATTACCCCGATTGATGGGGCCGCAATCCTGAAGCGCCTTGAACAGTGTGGGCGGGTTTGCTATAAGTCTGAAGCCAAGATCACCGACACCAGCGCCCCGGCATTTGTGGCCGGGATCATCAAGCGGGGGCATGAAGCAGTTCTGGAACACTGTTCCTTCACGGTGAAGTTCATCTGTGATCGTGGGGTTTCCCATGAAATTGTTCGGCACCGGCTGGCGGCATATTGCCAAGAATCCACCCGCTATTGCAATTACAGCAAGGAAGGCTTTGGTTCTGAAATCACCGTGATCAAGCCTTGCTTTTTGGAAGATGGAACTGGAAGCTATGTTGTATGGCGGGATGCGTGTGAAATGGCAGAAGCCTATTATTTCAGGCTGTTGAATGGAAACACAAAGCGTCTTACCCCGCAAGAAGCCCGTTCTGTTCTACCCAACAGCTTGAAAACGGAAGTGGTTATGACCGCTGACATTCGGGAGTGGCGGCACTTCCTGAAGTTGCGCTGTTCCCCCGCCGCACACCCGCAGATGCGGGAAGTGGCCCTGATCCTTCTGGACAAAGTTCATTCCGTGATCCCGGTTTGCTTTGATGATATTTGGAGTGAATATCATGAACAGGGCTGAACGGCGGAAAGCCAAGAAAGCGGGGCTTCCGGTTAAAAAAGAACCCGTGGTGAATATCAAAGCGGCGGATGTTGAGAAGATCAAACAGGACGCTTCCAAGGATGCGGCCAACAAAGCCTTCCTTCTGATGTTGGGATTGCCGGTGATGATCCTTCATGATAAGTTTGGTTTCGGCCCGGTTCGGTGTGAACGGTTCACGGACGCTGTTCTTGAACTGTATGATAGCTTTGAAAAAGGTTATGTATCCCTTGAAGATATTCACAAAACCCTGAAGGAAGAAACCGGGATCACTATTGTTTCAGATGGGAGGTTGAAGGATCGTGGGAACTAAACCTTGGCAGAATAAAGAAGGGTATTTTGACCCTACGGCTTATGAAGGGCTGAAGCCTATCATTCGGGAAGAAGATGAACAGCAAAAGCGCCTGAACACCCTGATCTTTGTTCTGAAGTACATTATCCGCTTGGCCGGTTATGACCTGTTGAATCGGGTTGAGCTGAAGGACAAAAAGACCGGGAAGGAGTTCAAATAATGGATAGAATTGATGAATTTGTTGCTGAATTGGAAGCATTAGAGAAAAAGTATGGGCTTTATATTTGGGCTTGCGGCTGTTGCAACTCCCCGCATTTAATGGACAGTCAGACTAACGAAACTGTGGCAGAATCATTGGAGTTTCTGAATGGCAAGTATGAATTTGACCGTTGTTAATGCTTCAACAGAATAAAGTGGTTTGTACTACATTTTGGTACAAACCACTATTTGAAAGTTAATTTTCAAGAAAAAGCCCCCGCCAAAACACTTCAGCGGTTGTGGTTGGAACGGATATGGGAACAGATGCAATGAATGATCTGTGACCGTGGAAACCCTTGAAAATACTTGTGTTTTCCCTTTATAGAACAGATGGAACAGATGATATATTACTTAAACTTAAAAAGAAAAAAAAGTATATATAAGAAATATTATAAGAGAACTGTCCAAAGATGTGTTCCATCTGTTCTATCTGTTCCAACCTATTGACATTACAGGGATTTTCACCAGAACAGATGCGTGAAAGGATGTGTGATACATAGTGACTGAAAAAGAACTTTGCCAAAAGGTCAAAGATTACTTTTCCCAAATTCAGAAAACTGATCGTTTGATCCAGCGGTTGACAGATACAGTGAATACCTTGCGTTCCAGCTTAACCAGCCAAAACTATGAGCTGAAGCCCGACAAGGTACAGACTTCCGGCGCAAAAGATACTTTAGGTGAAACGGTTGTGAAGATCATTGCCCTTGAAGATGATATAAATGCCCGGATTGATGAACTTGTTGACTTGAAGGGTGATGCTTTGAACCGGATCAGCAATGTTTCAGACAAAGACCAGCAGAATATTTTGATTGCCCGGTATGTTAGCGGAGAAAAATGGGAAAGGATTGCAGTTGACCTTAACTTTTCAATCGCACAAGTTTACCGTATTCACGGGGCCGCTTTGCTTGATTTTGCAGAAAAAAACCCCGATATTCTGAAAGATGATAGCAAAAGAGAGTATCAAACATGATATAATAGCATTGTTAAAATGCACCCCTAAAAGGGGTGCATTTCACTTTTTCAGGAAAGGGGTGAATACCTTGACCAAAAAGCAAAAGCTATTTGTTGAAGAATATCTGATTGATCTGAACGCAACGCAAGCGGCAATTCGGGCCGGGTATTCCCCCGACACCGCACAACAGATGGGTTCTGAAAACCTGTCAAAACCTGTGATTAAAAATGCCATTGATAAGGCCATAGCTGATCGGAGCCGCCGAACCGGTATCAATCAGGATCGAGTGATTCAGGAAATTGCAAAAATGGCTTTTCTGAACCCGGTTGATGTGATTGATATGGATGAAGCCACCATCAAGGGTGAAGCCAACCGGGACGATACCGCTTGTATTGCTTCTGTTAAGGTGAAAGTGATTCCCGGTGAAGGCGGAAATATCACTGAACGAGAAGTGAAAACTTATGACAAGCTGAAGGCCCTTGAATTGTTGGGAAAACATCTTGGGATGTTTACTGACAAGCTGAAAATGGAAGGGAACCTTCCCGTGGTTATCATGGGGGATGATCAACTTGAAGATTAACCCCAAAGCAAAGGTGATCCGCCTTCCTGAAGTGGTGGGCAAAGGCTACGCCACTTATTGGAACTTCAAAGGCCGTTACCGGGTTTGCAAGGGTTCCCGTGCTTCAAAGAAATCCAAAACCACGGCCCTGAACATCATCAAAAGAATGATGCAATACCCGGAAGCCAATACTCTTGTGGTTCGTAAAGTGTTCAGAACCTTGAAGGATAGCTGTTTCACGGAATTGAAGTGGGCAATCAACCGGCTTGGGGTTCAGTCTTATTGGGAAGTCAAAGAAAGCCCCCTTGAAATGACCTATATTCCAACCGGTCAGAAGATTTACTTCAGGGGCCTTGATGATCCCCTGAAGGTTACTTCTATCACGGTTGAAATTGGCTATTTGTGCTGGTGCTGGATTGAAGAAGCCTATGAAATCATGAATGAAGATGATTTCAATATGCTTGATGAATCCATCCGTGGTGCTATCCCGGAAGAAACCGGCCTGTTCAAGCAAATCACTTTGACTTTCAACCCGTGGAATGAAAAGCATTGGATCAGGAAACGGTTCTTTGGAGAAATCACCGGCAAGGATGCCCAAGGGAACCCCGTTTACAAATTCCATGATAGCTGGATTTCCCCTGATGGTCAGATTTTCGCAACCACCACCAATTATATGTGTAATGAATGGCTGGATGAAGCTGATCTGAAGGTTTTCCAGACTATGAAGGAAACCAACCCCCGGCGCTATAAAGTGGCTGGCCTTGGTGGTTGGGGCATTGTGGATGGCCTGATCTTTGAGAACTGGCGGGAAGAAGCCTTCAATGTGAAGGAAGTAAGCGCCAAGGCCGGTGTGAAATCCGCCTTTGGCCTTGACTTCGGTTATACCAATGACCCAACGGCGCTTTTCTGTGGCCTTGTCAGCAAGGAAGAAAAGACCATTTGGGTATTTGATGAACTGTATGAAAAAGCCTTGACCAACAGGGCCATTTGTGACCGGGTAACGGCTATGGGCTATGCCAAGGAACGGATCAAGGCCGATTGTGCCGAACCAAAGAGCATTGACGAATTGCGGGAAGCTGGCCTTCATCGTATCAGAGCCGCCCGGAAGGGCAAGGACAGCGTGAACAATGGCATTCAGTACATTCAAGGCTATACCATCATCATTCATCCCCGGTGTGTGAACTTCATCACTGAAATTTCAAACTACACTTGGGATGAAGATAAGTTTGGAACCAAGATCAACATTCCCATTGATGATTTTAACCACCTGATGGACGCTATGCGTTATGCCCTTGAAGATATGCTGGTTGGTTCTGCCTTTAGCTTTGAGTAACGCGGTAGTAACAACAGGCCCCGGAAATCAAGTGTTTCCGGGGTTCTGTGTTTATTGAGCAATAGGAAGGAACGGCCCATGTTTGAGCAACAGCAGATTTTGAAAAAGATTGAACAATGGGCTGAACGCTTGCCCTATAAAACTTTGAAGATTGAAGTGGAACTGTCCAATCAAACGCTGATCTTGGAGAAATCCAGACAGCGCCCCATTGGATTCCAAGCCCCCCCCCCACAAAAGGAAGGTGATTGAATGCTATTTCTGAATACTGAAACCGCCCGGATCAATCGCCTGATTGAAGAAGGGGCTGGCCGTGGCCTGACGGAACTTGAATTCTTTGGCCGGGAAATTGCCGCTTGGAAGAAGTCACCGGAACGGATGGCCCAAATCACCGGTGATCGCTACTATGATGGAAAGCATGATATTCTTGACCGGAAAAGAACGGCCATTGGGCCTGATGGGAAGTTGCAAGTGGTTGACAACCTTCCCAATAACAAGGTGATTGATAACCAGTATGCAAAGATGGTGGATCAGAAAACCAACTATCTTTTGGGTAAGCCGGTCACTTTTGACTGTGAAAATGATACCTATTCGGCCTTGCTGAAGAAACGGTTCAATTCCGCCTTTCAAAGAACCCTGAAATACCTTGGTGAAGATGCCTTCAATGGTGGGCTTTGCTGGTTGTTCATCTATTACGATGAAAAAGGTGTTCTTTCTTTCCGGCGCTTTCCGGCCTATCAGGTTTTGCCGTTTTGGGCTGACGATGATCATACCAAGCTGGATGCCGCCGCAAGATTGTACCTTCAGGAAGTTTGGGACGGGATCACAAAGAAGTTGGTTGAACGGGTGGAACTTTACAAGCCTGATGGGATTTACCGTTATGTGCTTGATGGTTCAACCCTGATTCCTGATGTTGAACTTGGAGATTATGCGCCCTATATCACGGTTCAAGGCAAGGATGGCCCGGAAGCCTATGCTTGGGATCGCTTTCCCCTGATCCCGTTCAAGTACAACAAACAGGAAACCCCGCTGATCATGCGGGTGAAATCCCTTCAGGATGGCATTAACACCATGCTTTCCGACTTTGAAAACAATATGCAAGAGGACGCACGGAACACCATTTTGATTCTGAAGAATTACGATGGTGAAAACCTTGGGGAGTTCCGGCATAATCTGGCCGCTTTTGGAGCCGTGAAAGTTCGGGATGATGGCGGGGTTGAAACCCTGACCGTGGAAGTCAATTCTGAAAACTACAAAGCCATTTTGGAAGTGTTCAAGAAAGCCTTGATTGAAAACGCCCGTGGCTATGATGCCAAGGATGATCGTATGAGCGGGAACCCCAATCAAATGAACATCCAATCCATGTATTCTGACATTGACCTTGACGCAAACGGCATGGAAACGGAATTTCAAGCGGCTTTTGAACAGCTTCTTTGGTTCATCAACCAAGATATGAAAACGAAAGGTGAAGGTGACTTTGAGAATGAAGAAGTTACTGTGATCTTCAACCGGGATATTCTGATCAATGAATCTGAAGCAATCGCAAATTGCGCTTCTTCTGTTGGTATTCTGTCCAATGAAACCATTGTTGGACAGCACCCGTGGACAACCGATGTGAAGAAGGAATTGGAACGGCTTCAGAAGGAAAAGCAAGAAGCCGTTGATGAATATGCCGGAGCCTTTGGGAATGTACCCAAAAACAATGATCCTGAAGGCGGGGAAGAATAATCCCCGCCTTCCTATATGCCGGGGCAATAATGGGGCAGGGCCGGGGGTTCACCTCCTTCCTCCGGTCAAGGGTGCAATTCCCTTCCCCGGCACCACATGGCGCATTGGTCAAGAGGTTAAGACACCGCCCTTTCACGGCGGTAACACGGGTTCAATTCCCGTATGCGTCACCATTTACGCTGAAGTGGATGGAATAGGCAGACACGGCGGATTCAAAATCCGTTGCCGTAAGGCGTGTGGGTTCAAATCCCACCTTCAGCACCAATATTGGGGTGTAGCCAAGAGGTAAGGCAAGGGGTTTTGACCCCCTGATCCGTTGGTTCGATTCCAACCATCCCAGCCATACCAAGAAGGGAGTGTGACCCCGTGAAAAATGCTGACTATTGGCGGGGCCGGTTCTCCGTTCTTGAAGAAGCGGCCCACAAACAAACTGATAAATACCTTCAGAGCCTTGAAGATATTTACCGGGAAGCTGAACAAACAGTTCAAAAGGACATTGAAAGTTGGTATCAGCGTTTTGCCACCAACAACAATGTTACTTTGGCAGAAGCCCGGAAAATGCTGACTACTGGACAGCTTGAAGAATTCAAGTGGACAGCGGAACAGTATGTGAAGGCCGCACAAAAAGCCAACCTTTCAGAAGAATGGATCAAGAAGCTGGAAAACGCTTCTACCCGTTTTCATGTCAGCCGCCTTGAAGCTATCCAATTTCAGATTCAACAGCAAATTGAACTTCTGTATGGAAATCAGGTTGATGGGATTGATGATCTTCTGAAAGATGTGATTTCCAACGGGTACACCCGTGGGGCCTTTGAAATTCAGAAGGGCATTGGCCTTGGATGGGATTTCACCGCCCTGAACCAGAAGAAACTTGAAACATTGCTTTCAAAACCTTGGACAACAGATGGAAAGACCTTCCGGGATCGCTGTTGGACGAATAAGGCGGAATTGGTGGACACCGTAAACAAGGAACTGATTCAAGGAATGTTGCGGGGTGATCCACCTTCCAAGATTATCACGGCCATTCAAAAGAAGTTTGGAACTTCCCGCTACAAGGCAAGGCGGCTGGTTCACACAGAAACCACCTATTTCAATGCTGTTTCCAAAACCCAAATGTATAAAGATTTGGGAGTTGAACAGATTGAAATTGTGGAAACGCTGGATTCCCGTACTTGCCCTATCTGTCAACCCCTTGATGGAAAGGTGATCCCACTTTCCCAATATGAACCCGGTGTGACTGTCCCACCCTTCCACCCGAATTGCCGGGGAACCACTTGCCCCTATTATGACGATATGGAAGGCGAAAGAGCCGCCCGGAATGCTGATGGGAAAGTTTACTATGTTCCCGCCAACATGACCTTTACCCAATGGAAGAAGGCTTTTGTGGATGGCGTGAAGGATGGTTTGACGGTTGCCACCGTGGGCGCTATAATGAAAACGGTGGATGAATGCACCACAGTTGAAGAAGTGGAAGCCTTGATGAAAGAACAAGGGTGGTTTTATCAGACTACCCTTCCCGATGGAAGCCCATTTGATGGGAACCAGCTTCTTTCTTTGCAAGGGTGTGATGTTGATACCGCCAAGGCTATTTTCAAAGCCCATGAAAATGTGTTCAACCGCCTTCCTGAATTGCGGGGGCAACTGAATTGTATCAATGCCCGGAAATTGAGTGCTGGAACCTATGCCCAATGTTCTTATGGGTTGGGCCGTGGCGGAATTTCTGTGAACACTTCTTATTTTTCCGATGTGGAACGATTGACCAAACTTTATGCAAATGATTTGGCCCACGGCTTCCACCCAGCGGGAACCACTTATGGTTCCATTGTCACCCATGAATTGGGCCATGCGGTGGATGATTACCTTTCTGTGATCCACCAGTTGGCCGGATTGAATGGATGGAGAGCCAAGAAGGTTTCCGCTTATCTTCGCCCCAAGGTGATGAAGGCTTGTGGGTTGAAAGTTTCCGACACCAGAACAGCGGTGAGCGGCTACGCCACCCAAGATGCCCAAGAATGGTTTGCTGAATGCTTCTGTGAATGGATGGATAGTGAGAACCCCCGTCCCGTTGCGGTGGAATTTGGTAAACAGCTTTTGGAATTGATGAAGGGGATGAAATAAGATGCCGATGCCCAATTTTTTCACAAGTGAATGGTTTGTGCCTGAAGTTGATAATTGGCACCTGAAGGAAGGCGCACCCCCGGAAGTGGTGGAAGAATTTGAAGCCTATATGAAGCGCCTGAAAGAGAATGAACAAAACAATATTGTTGAATGAGCCACCCCCGGCGTTGCCGGTGGTGGTTTTTTCATACTCATTCGCCCCTTTCCCGGTTTGGGCGGTAAAGTGAGCCGGGGGAAATCGTGGTTCCTGACCCACGGTAAAAAAGGATTTTGTAATGGAGGTATTTGCTATGACCAAAGAAAGTTTGATGGCTATGGGCTTGACTGAAGATCAGGCAACAAAGGTGATGGAAGCCTTGAACGGTTCTTTTGTTCCCAAGACCCGGTTTAATGAGGTCAACACGGAACTTCAGACCGCAAAGGCCACCATCAAGGAGCGGGATTCCCAGCTTGAAGCCCTTCAGAAGTCCACCGGTGATGTGGAAGCCCTGAAAAATCAAATCACCGAACTGCAAACGGCCAACACCGATCAGCAGAAGAAGCATGATGCCGAACTGAAGAAGCTGAAGATTGATAACGCTGTGGATTCCGCCCTGAAGGATGCCAAGGCAATCAACCCGGCCACGGTTCGCCCCCTTCTGACTGCGTTTTTGGAGAAGGCCACGGTTTCTGATGATGGCACCATTCCCGGCCTGTCTGATGAAATCGGCAAGCTGGTGAAGGGTGAAGGCACCAGCTTTCTTTTCAAGGCGGATACCAACACCACCCCCACTGTTTCCGGCACTTCCCCCGCTGGAAGCGTAACCACCCCGCCCGATCCCAAAACCAGCGGTTATGAAACCCGTCTGGCTGATGCCCGGAAAGCTGGAAATTCCGCCTTGGCTGTGGCAATCAAGAGAGAAGCCGCCGCTGAAGGCATTCAGCTTTTCTAATCTGAAAAATTTTGACACAAGAAAGGATGTTTGATTATGCCTGTCAATATCACTGGAACTGGTAACACTTTCAATCTTCCCAATTTCGCCGGTGATCTGTTCACCGCTTCCCCCACCCAAACCCCCTTCCTGTCCATGATCGGCGGCTTGTCCGGTGGCATGAAAACCGAGAATGACGAGTTCCCCACCGGTCAGCTTTATGAATTCCCTGAAGCGGCCCAGCCTGCTATCACTGAAGATGCGTCTGAAACTGCCCCCGCCGCAACTGCGCTGGTTCGTGAGCAGAAAACCAATGTGACCCAAATCTTCCACGAGGCTATCACCATCACCTATGCAAAGATGGCGAACCGTGGCAAGCTGTCCGGCCTGAACACCGCTGGTCAGGCGGCCAACCCCACTTCTGAACTGGATTGGCAGGTTGCCCAGCGCCTGAAGAAGATTGCCCGTGATGTGGAATTCACCTTCCTGAACGGCACCTTCAACAAGGCCACCGCTTCCAATCAGGCCAACAAGACCCGTGGTATGTTTGAACTGTGTTCCACCGGCACCACCATTGCCGCTGGTAATGCGGCCATTTCCGTTGACCTTCTGAAGCAGTTGTTCAAGGCTATGGCTGATGCCGGTGCCATGTTCGGCAACATGGTTCTGTTCTGTGGTTCTGATCAGAAGCAGAGAATCACCGCCCTGTATGAAAAGCAGTTGGGCTACAACACCCCCGCTTCCCGCAATATCGGCGGCATGAACATCACCGAACTGGAAACCGACTTCTTCAAGATGGGCGTTGCCTACAACCCCTTTGTTCCCAATGATCGTATTCTGATCGCTGATGTTTCCGCCTGTGCGCCTGTCTTTCAGGATGTTCCCGGCAAGGGTACGCTGTTCCTTGAAGATTTGGCAAAGACCGGTGCCGCCGAAAAGAAGCAGATTTATGGTGAAATCGGCCTTGACCACGGCCCCGCTTTCCTGCACGGTTCCATTACCGGCCTTGATTACACTGGCCGGGAGTAAGGAGGTATGACCCATGTATAAGATCACCGGTAAACAGAAGTTTGGCGCTGTGTGGGCCAACGGTGAATGTGTGGCTATCTTCAATCGGGGGGTGGCCTATACCAATGACACCGCCAAGGCCGACATTTTGAGAGCCAAAGGCTACACCGTGGAAGGTGAGCCGGATCAGGTGGAAGTTCAGGCTGACCCCCTGAAGAAAATGACCGTGGATGAACTGAAGGAATATGCCGCCACCAACGGCATTGACCTTGGGGAAGCCACCAAGAAGGCTGACATTTTGGCCGCTATTCAGGCGGCGGAAACCGGCAACGATGAATAAGAAGGCGGTGATCCCCGTTGCGTGAAGAAGTTGTTTCCATGTTGATGGCCCTTGGCGTAACGGGGGCCGCTGATGATCCCTTGCTTGATATTGTGATCCGCAATGTTCAGTATAGGGTTCAGAATGAAACCAACCAAAGTGAACTTCCTGAAGGGCTGGTAAGCGTGGCCGTTTATATGGCCGTGGGCGAATACCTGAACATGAAGAAGGTTTCCGGGCAGTTGGAAGGGTTTGATCTTGATGCGGCTATCAAGCAAATTCAGGAAGGCGATACCAACACGGTTTTTGCCATTGGTGATGGTAGTTCAACCCCTGAACAGCGGTTGGATGCCCTGATTTCTTATCTGATCAATGGTCGAACCCGTGAATTTTACCGATTCAGGCGGTTTGTCTGGTGAACGCACACAGAAAAGCCCTTGAACGGCTGTGGAAGGATCGGTGTTCCATCTTTGTGAAAGAGAAAGTCACCGATCCAACCACAAAGCTGACTGATTTTGAAGAAAAGCCGCTTCTTCAGGATCAACCCTGTAAACTGTCTTTTGAAACCTTAACTTCAAGCACGGGTGATCCCGTGGCCGCAGTTTCCCAAGCTGTGAAGCTGTTCATTTCCCCTGATGTGAAAATCCCCGCCGGTTGTAAAATCGTGGTGACACGGTTCAATGACCTTGAAAGAACATTCACCTATTCCAAGAGCGGTGAAGCGGGGGTATTTACCAACCATCAAGAAATTCCGCTTGTTCCGTTCAAGGGGTATGCCTGATGGCTAAATGGGGAAGATGCGATTTCCGCCAAATGGAACAGTTGAATGAACGGCTGGAAAAGCTGATGGGGGCTGATTTGGATAGGTTTTGCCGCCAAGCCGCCCAAGACTTGGCGGGGCGTTTGCTGAACAAGGTTGTGAAGCGGACACCGGTTGTATATGGGACTTTGCGGGATGCTTGGGCGGTAATGCCTGTGGGCCACCGTGGAACCCATTACACCGTTGTTGTGCTGAATAACCTTCAGTATGCGTCTTATGTCGAATACGGCCACCGGCAACAGCCGGGGCGGTTCATCCCCGGTTATTGGGAAAGTGACCGCTTTGTTTATGATCCTGACGCTGAAGGCGGAATGGTGCTGAAGAAGAATTGGGTGAAGGGGCGTTATATGCTGACCATTTCCACACAAGAGTTGGAACAGCAAGCCCCAAAAATTCTGGAAAAGAAGTTGTATAAGTTCCTGAAGGGGTGTTTTGATGCTTAATGAAATTATCAAAGGAATTTCAATGGCGCTGAATGCCGCCTTTGGGGATGAATATGAAATCTTTCAGAATGATGTGGAACAGGGTTTGGAAGAACCCTGTTTTTTGATTGCCGTTTTGCAACCGGAAGTTACCCCCATGCTTGGGCGGCGGTTTATCAAGCGAAACCCATTTGATATTCAGTATTTCCCCAGCGCCCCCGGCAATAATGCGGAAATGTTCACCGTTGCGGAAACGATGATGGAAGCCTTGGACTTCATCACGCTTCCCAGTGGTGATCTTCTTCATGGAACCAGCGTGAATTATGAGGTTGTGGACAATGTTCTTCATTTCTTTGTGAACTACAACTTGCCCATGATCCGGCCCACGGAAGAAACCTATATGGAAACCTTGGAAACCGAGGTTGGAACGATTGGAGGGGAATAAATGGCTACCACCACACGAAAGAAGAAAACCCCGGATCAGGAAGCGGCCCCGCCCGTTTCCGCCCCGGTTCCGGTTTTCACCAAAAGAAACATCCTGACCTTCCAGCGATACGCCAAGCGGCGTGATCTTCTGTCCGTCCTTCTGGAAGATGGCAAGGAATACACAATGGAGCAGGTGGACAGCTTGCTTCAGAATTTTTTCAAGAAAGG